ATTCTCGAACTCGCTGATCGCCACGTTATAGTCCGGTATGAGCTCTATCGATTCCCGCCTCAGGGCAAAGTCTGACATTTTCTATCCTCTCTTGATCATTCGTCTCACCAGGCCTCCCCTGGCCGAGTTTGCGTCTATTACGTTCACGATGACCCCCTTGCCTTCCTTCCCCGCCATAGCCTGAGCAATCGCCTCGGGGGTGATCAGGTTGTAGATGGTGAGCGGTATCTCGTTTTTGCTGGTTTCTCCCGGGCGCAGGACCGTCTCGTCAGTATGCAGTTTGTAGAGTCCAGTGTAAGGTACTCTTTCGATTCCTTCCGCGTGCCCGGCGAAATAGTTGGCCGGCGCCGTAAGGACGGAACCCATTCCAGCTATGTTCGCGGTGCCTCCGGAGAAGACCCCGAATATGCTCGAGATTATCTTAGCGGTGATGATCTGCGCGATCACATCGGATATTATCTTGAGGATATACTGACCCCACGCCGCAAAGTATTCCTGAGTAGTTTTCAACTGTCCGGACAGAAAATCCTGGAAGAAACTGCTGAATAGGGACTGCATCTGACTCGCCGTCTGTTGTACTATATTGGTCGCCATCGCCCCCCAATTGTGCAAGTCATGATTCACCTGTTGCAGTGCGTCGTGCCATCCCTCAGCGAAGGTCTTCGATGCTTCATAGATCTTGTCCGGAATGCTGAACTCGGTTTTTCCTAATCCGGTGAATAGGCCTTTGATGGCTTCGATCTTAATCTTGAGATCCTCGGCAAAGCCTGCCAAAACACCAGGTTTTCCACTTTCAAGATCTCTGATTTTATCATTGATTTTATCTAGTGCTAGCATAAGACTGGCTGTTACTGTTTCAATCGTCCTGTGATATGCCTTATCAAACCATAACAATAGGTTCGCTATTGTAGCAATGGCATTCCCCAGTTGCACTGCACTTATGGCCGCTATTGTTAGACCAGAAGCTACGTGTAGAGAAAGCCATTCAAGATAGTTCAGTACTTCATTCAATCCTGCGGAAGAATTACTCAAACCAGTCACATCCGCGATTAAACTTCCTAATTTCCATCCTACAAACGCTGCCCCAATTGATAGCAAGAGAGGATAAAGTATCCCGACATTCATCGCAAGGATGGCGACATCGGTCTGCAATCCCATCAGGCGAAAGGTGGTGAATACCTGCATCAGTGGAATAAGCGCCATAAAGTGCAGACTAGTAAGAAATAAAGCTCCAGAGAATTGCCAGAGCCTCCCGACGATCTGCCCTATTTTCCCGACGAGACTTAGTCCGAGTCCACCCAATAGCATCCAAGTGCCCGCCATGAAGGTGGCCTGAAGTATCGATGCGCGCAGGGCCGGAGATAGGCTATTCCATCTTTGGAGAAGGTCGGCGAGTGCGTTACTCAATGTGTGTATTATGGGGACCAGCGCCTCGGAAACGGAAACCATCATCTGGATGGTGACATTATTAAGGCGCTCCATCTCCTGCCTGACAGATGTCGAGTACTTCTCGGCACTCTTAAATGCCAGCAGCATCGGGGCGATTATTCCGGTCCCGAAGAACGCCAAGTTTCTCCCTAAGTTCGCTATCTGCCGACTGACCATGTATATTTGTTTTCCTGAGTCTACCATGGTCTGGCCGAATTTAAGGACCACTTCTCCTATTCCAATAATCTTTTGGCGCAGCGCCGCCTCATCCCTAGTGATAGAGGAAACCGCTTGATTCCACTGGTTATTGTCCAGGATCATCTTGCCCACAATTGCTCCGGCATCAAACATGAAAAACCTCCTCCAGATAACGCATATTCTTTATCTCCTGCGCATCGCTTTTAATTCCTCCCAGTTCCTTTTGACCGTATTCTCCCCGGAAAGTTTCGCCAGCTGAGAATTCAATCCACCCATGACCACGTTGTATCCCGCGTTGTCCGCCCATGCCAGCCTAGCGGCATGGATGCGCTTGATCTGGGTCTCCACCAGGAACCTTTGGGCCTCTCTGTACCAAATCTCCAGGTCCCTGATGTCCATATTAAGTAGCTCCCGATAAGAGAACTGCCCCGGGAATGCGGCGACTATTGTGGATATTTCCCCTAAGCCGCCGCCTGCGGGTTTTTTGCTTTGAGCCCGGCCTCTACCGCCTCCATAATCGCTAAAAGAGCCGCTCCAACTTTACGGATATCGACTCCCTCGAATTCACTCGGGTCTACGCCGGTGAACATCGCTAGCTGCAATATCGGTCCGTCGATACTCTTGTCGGCTACCCCCTTCTTCTGGATCTCATCGGCTTTCTTCATGGCCGCGGTATCGATCTTTGTGATCAGATATGTTTTACCCTCGAGTATTATCTCGATCGCCTCCGATAGTTGTATCCTCTCGTCAATGTTAATTTTCGGCATTCTGTTCTCTCCTCACTTTTTTGAAGGCTATCCTATCCTCCAGATTTCCCCTATCGGGGTGGCCTGGCTCGGGAACGCCTTGAAGATCGCCTTATACACCCTCTGCCCGTCGACGTTGTAAACCACTTCCATATCTGCTGACGGCGCTGCCTTCAAGATGGTCAACCAGTTGGTCTTATCGGTACTGATGACCCCTTCGATGATGGGTTTAACTATTAGCGCATACGCGTTGTCGTACATCGACTCCCCGACGTTGGTACTCACCCTCAGAGTGCTCGCCGAAGAAAGTGTTGCCCCGGGAAGCACAGATGCCAGTGTCGCCAGTTGCGCCCTGGTCAAAGGGGCAGTTAACTCGGTGATCTGCCCGACGAAGATACTGTCGATCGGGGTCTTTCCTTTTTGGTCCTCCTTGATGTCAACGCTTTCGGTGGTATACTTAAACGTCACGTCACCCAGTGTCGGCCCGAGGTCGATGTTATTAAAGATCAACGCGCATGGGCCAAGATCTCTTAGTGTTCCTTCCATTCATTCCTCCTTTGTGTTGGTTGCTTTGGGAAAGCCTTATGCCGTCCCGTCTTGAATCCTGAATATATAATTGGTACTAAACTCGAACAGCCCGTTCTCATCCTGTCCGATGTATTGCGGGACCTGTATCGCCTCGATGGTGCCGGCATGATATAGAACCCCCGTTGTGACTACGGGAAGAGAGATTCCTGCCTTCCCGTGCAAAAAAACATAGACTGCCAGGGCGGCATCCCGGGTTGTGAAGTAAGTTTTACCCCGGGTGACTACCTGGACCGTCTTCTCGACGAAATCGGGAAGATAGAAATTCGACTTCCCTGGTCCGGTTTCTTGCACCGTCGTGCAATCATCTGGCGCATCCGCCGGCCGGAATCCGGCGAATAGGTTGGTGTCGATGGTTAACCCCGCCACGTTATCCTCGATATAAGTCGTGATCTCCTTGATCATTTTGTGTCACCGCCATTCTTTATCGTCTCAGATACGATCTCTATGTATTTTTCCCTGTAAAGACTGAGTTTAGTTTCCAGGTACTTAGCACCGGCTGACGGTTCCCTAAAATGAAAGTCCAGGCCTTCATGCATCCTCGCCGCATATGGCGTATTGAACCCGACCACGGCCACGAAGCCCTTGCCTAATGGTTCAGTATGGTTCCGAGTGGCCTTTCCGCTTTTGCCGAATTTCGACTCGGCCACGAACATGTTATTGACGAAGAGTGATCCACTTCCGCGCAACCATCCTTCCCGGATCGGCACCGTCGGACTTATGAGCACGCAATCATTGAGCAATTCCAATCCGGCATATGCCATCCCCTTCTTGACCAAATCCGGAATGGTCTTTTTTACGAGTTTGCCGAATTTCTTATCGAAGTCTGAGGAATCAAAATATATCTGGCTCATACGTACACCATCAGTACTACATTAGCCCCGAAGTCCTTCTCCTGGGCGATACTTAATATCGAATGATCAATCCCGTCGTACGTTATCTTATCCGTATGCCGGATCGTTCGGTTCTTCATGTAGATCGTCGCCTCGCTCGTAACGTTCTCGCCCTGTTGGTTCCTCACTAACTTCGTCTTGCGTTCAATCCTGGCGCTTACCGAAGTGGATATCGTGCTCGGCTCGCCCCAGGCCCCGCGCGTGACCGTCTTGATCACCACCGTATCTTTCAAATATGCACCTATCATGCCAGCTCCATCGCTAAGTCCGCCACCGAGGTGATCGGACTAGTGCCCATCGAAAGCCTTGACAGTTCCTCGAACGTTCCCCTCTGCCTCAGCGCGATCGCAGTTACTGGCAGAAGGACGTGCCGGCAGTGCGGATGCACTGGAACCTGTATCGTGCTCAGCGCCGGAAAATCCTTGCTCGTCCCCGATATTGAATAAATCTTGCCCTGGATCGCCTCGCAGCGCTCACAGGCGCCTGAATGAACGCTTACCTGCACCAGGTCGACTCCGTATTGCAGCGCCGTGTTGATTGCCGCTTGGTTCGAGGCCTCAAGACCCCTGGTCCTGGCCACGAGCTCCGCGTACTTCCTCGGCTCGTAATTGCGGCCATTTATAGTGATAAACTCCGCCTCCTCCATGCGCTTGCCGAATTCCTTAAGCAACGAGTCCGATACGGTCCTGCGCGTCTCGCCCTCGATGATCCCTTGGGCGATCAGGTCGGATATCCGTTGGTCCTCGATAAGCCTTTGCTGCGTGGTCCGGATATATCGGCCGATCGTTTTGGCCATCGAATCATTAGCCGAGAGAAGATCTAGCGATGTATTGTCCATGAGGACGTCTATAGCCGCAGTATGTATCCGGGAAAATTTGTCCACCTCGGTCGTTACCCTGAGTTTGCGCAACTGCTCCCCGGCCAGGTCAACCCCGGAATCGTAAATCTTTCCCATCGAGCCCTTGGCCCAGGACCGGGCCTGCATGTTGAGCTCCCGGATGATTGCGTTGATCTGGGTGAGTACCTGCTCGGTGCTCCACTTCTGGAACTCGGTTATATCG